GTTTGTGTAGTGTAACTGGCTCACCCGCTTATATCCCCAGCGGCAGTTAGGAGTTCTCCGGTTCCTCCGACCCTAATCCCTCAGTACCCGTAATCTTTTGACATAATCACGTTCAAAGCTGGGTGAGATATGAAATCCCCAACTTTGGATTGTACGATCATACATGCCAACTCTTCGAGCTCCGAGGGCCGCAACCTGTACCGACGCGCCAGCTCGTCAGCACTAATCTTTCCCAATTGTCGACCGGTTACATTGTCGACAAGCCATCCCTGGGACACTGGATTCTTCGTCCGTCTGGAGAGGACGTGCGTCTTGAAAGCATCATGGATCAGGTGATCCCCGGCATGAACCTTACCCCGAATAACCTCGGAGTTAAAAACGGCTGCACGATCAACGAGACCCTCCTTAGCACGTCCGGGCAAATCCCGGACAATGGTTCCGTGTCCACGGAACCACACAGCTAAGTTGAGCACGGCGTCGATTTGACCATTATGGTTCAAACACGGTGAATGCTTTAAGAATTGCACATCGCCCCTCTCGGCGCACACATCGACCTTTAACACAAACCCCACGCTCTTAGCGGCCTCGGCAATCACCTCGACAGTCTGCTCCTTCGTCATAGAAGGGCGCCACATTCGAGAGAGAGCCAAGAAAATAAGAGTGTTGGCCATGTTATTGACACAAGTCGTCAACACAGAGCCGGAGTATAGTACAGGGCCGATAGGCTTGAGGAGCACTTTATTCCTGAAATCCGTGGGGTCAGTAACTTTTGCTATCGCTTCCAGCTGCTCAAAGGCACCGCGGACATCCTCAGAAAACCGAGGATCCACGGACATTGCTTCCCTTAAAAGGGCGAACACAGGGCGATAGTTACTTCCATCACACGCAGAAATATCCAAATTGACTACCAGGATGCCGTCGCGGCATCGAAACCCAGCGCACGAATCGTCACTAAAGAACGCAAAATAAAACCCATACTTTGGATATAGCAATTTGCGGAAAACTCCGCGTAGCTTACCAAGCTCGGGTATTTTAACGAACTCGCAACGACCGTGGCCGGACTGGAATGTGCACTTGAAGGCTTCCTTCACGTGATCCATGTAGTATCCGCACTTCAATGAACCAAGTGTAGTACAGTCGCCAACGGCCCTCAAGTACTTCTTGTCGGCTAGCAGCTCATCTGGCTTAGCTTTGTAATCAACCTGCCGGAGATATGTCCGGTGATGAACCCGCCCATCCGCCAACAGATCCCTACGCGCGTTAACTCGTAGAACCTTTTTGGGGTGAGCAGCTTCACACCATTTCCGTCTTTCGTCGACGGGATCTCCAACAGCGTCTAGGAGCTCAGTAAGGTTCCGTCGGAACCACTTCATCCACTGACGTGTGAGCTCCTCCGGAATCGAATATTGATTCCGGAGCAACTCATAGTGATAGCCAGGCCGGTCCGTTTCCCTCTCAGCAGTTACCCTCCGTACCGCACCGCGTATACCATACGTATCCACCCGATACATATTCGACTTGTTACAAAAACAAGGTCCAAACACGGTGCGATAGTCCGACTTGTCAAACTCCTGCTGAGGTTTATCCGGAAAAATGAGGTCCCCATTGTTCCACACATAGGTACCCTTGCCGCCAACCAACTTGAACCTGCCCGCGCCGCGAAACTCTTTCACAACGCAGCGTGTTCCATAAGCTCTAAAGATCCCACGGGTAAAGATTCCAATAGAGCTGCCCCCCCTTTGTCACCACGTCACCCTGGGGAGAACGCCGCCTCGTGCGGGAACAGTTGTCAGATCCTCAAGGGCTCTAATAGAGAGCAAGATCTGATACGTTCTCGACGCACAGTTGACGGCGACCCCTAAAGGGACGGTGGGAAATTCAGTGGTGATTTCACTGAGAATGAACCGTTGGAGATTGTCATTCCCAATGACTTGCGAGCCAGATCGCTTAGCCAAGACGAATCTAACGACGTGTTCATCCACCGGCACCTGTAGCCAGTGGGTGTACCCGTGCGCAGACAACAAGCCAAGTCGGTTACCAATGTGATCCGGAGCATCATCATACTCCAAAGCGTTACCGATTGGCGAGCTGTAGCTAAATCCATCGTGGGCGGAGTTAGGGAAGCCTCTACCAAAAAACCGACAAGTAATCAATTTATGCCAAGTTTTAGGAATGAGGCCCCATCCGGCCAGATAATCGCAAACACACACCGTGAGCCCCCAGACTCCTATCATATGCGACACAGCAATATCATGAGCTACAATTCCAGACGGTCCGAAGTATCTTTGGAAGTAAAAGTAGGTGAGATCTACCAAAACTAGAGCCAACGCGACCTTGTAATATAAACTCTTGTTACTGCGTGCCCCCCGGAAGAACACAATCTGCTGCGTAACAACTGGGATGTAGTGCGGACCGTTTGCATGAAAAACTGGTGGGGCCGGCACAGGCTGCTGGGGAGGGGGATTTTGGAGCCCTATCGCGGCTCCTTGCCCCCCCACAGGGGGGACATTCGCAACCTGCGCCACAGGAGGGTTGAGCACAGGAGGACCTCCATGGAGAGGATTAGCTATGGCGCCACCGCCAGCGGCCAACACACCTGCCGCAGGGTTCAGGTGTGGCGGATTAGCCACTATCGGAGCGACAAGGGCTCCGGGCGGATTGACTGGTTGGATAGGCCACTGTCCAACCACGAGCGGTGCACCAGCGTTACTAACAAAAAAGTTCGCGGGGGCGTTGGTCACCGTTCGGCAAATTGGGCATCGCTGTTGTGCGACGCCGAGGAACATGCGCGCAGCGCATTGCATGCACGTACACACGGTGCAACCCTGGTTTCGGCAGGTCCAGTTAAACCTATTGTTATACCGCTTTGGACCGTTCGCGACGCGTAGCGTCACAGGTCCGTTGTAGCAAACATCGCAGCCTGGCCCCCCTGGGGCTCCGGCTGCGGCCATGTCGTCAGTGTTAGTCCATTCCCCATTAGCCCCGTTGAGGAAGGCGCAAGAGCCGGAAGACTTTCGATGCACTGGTTTACTAGCTGACTGAACGTGAGTGTACGGGTTCTCATTGCCTTTTGGGCTCGACCCGGCTGTGCTCTCGGCGCAAACCAGAATACATCTAAACATAGCAAAGCATTTCATTTCATGAGGTGGTCTCTCCTCAAGAGTGTGGGGCAAAGCCGCATCCCCACACCGTCCTGCGCTCGCTGAGCTTCGCTTAGTTGTCTCCATCCCTACCGTTCACGGCATAGTCATTCACTCATAACTGAGGTTGGATACTCTCTCCTCCCTGAGGGCCTTTCGGCACGGCTTAGGATGCGCGGCTAGCACCCATCGCGCGGCATTGTCCCATGCTTCGGCTCTACGCAGCTGACCGACGAATCGGCGTTAGACAACATTGACTGTATCGGCGTCATCCGGCGTTGTGCTATACTTACATACCAACTTACAACGCAAATGTTGGTACATGACGAAGAGCAGGGCGAGATTCACAATCACCTGAGTGACGTAAAAAGCGCCCTCGAGGCCTTCGAGGACCTAAAGGAAAGACATCCCCACTCGAGCCGCGAGTTGGGCATATCGGGCGGCGTGACTTTGCCCACTTTCGACCAATTTCAGTCCGTGCGAGGCGGCGCTAAGAGCGCGCGAAACGGCGGAATGAAACTTTGGAAGATCGACGTGGGTGACAGGCCTAGAGGTGGGAAACAAATTCCCAGCCGTGGTGTTGATAAGCGGTGATCCCTCATAGTGGAAAATGTACTCGATCTCAAATACATTGGCACTAGCGGGGCCGCCTTCGAACCTCAACTGGTAATTATCCCACCCATCAACATCTTCGGTTTCGATGTTATCGACGGTAAGAGCCGTGCTAAGATTTCCGTACGGTGCGGAAGTCGACACGGCGACGTCTCCAAAGGCGATACCGCCTGTCAACACCGTCTGGTCGCAATCGCGAAACCGGAAGGCATTGGGGGTAATCGGCTTATAATTGAAGGAATACTCGCTGGCAATGATGTCCTGAGCTGTGAACTCGTGGGAGTCAGGAAGCTGAAGGATTGACGACGGCAAACCGCTAGTAGCGGCGCCGAAGCTAGTCCCGGACATCAATAGGGACATCTGAGAGTTAGATATCCCTATATTAGCAAGCTTAGTTGGACCTGGAACCGGACCAGCGCAAGGAGTGTGGGCGTTGAGGAGACGCCCAGTTGCGGTGGTTGGTGGCATAAGGTTTCTAATCTTGATACCAGCGGCGACAACCCGGTATTCCGACAAAACAGCGCCCATATTGGCAACTGTGGTCGCCGCGTACACCGTGTTGGTGGAGGCGTACGCGGCCATTGTCGTATTCCCGGCCGTAACCGAAGTTTGTGTACAGTCGACGAGAGAGTAGAAGGGATACGGCGTCATAAGCACAGAGGCGACACCGGAACCGTTAGAAGTAACGGTAATGGTGCCCTGCGTGTGAAATGTCGCGGTGGGGAACGCCCACTGATCAGGGACGCGGCATCCGAGCGCGCGTGGATCAAAGGGGTTCGTGAGGGCGATCAGGTAATCGCCCATAGCCCGAGAGTCCGCCGGGACCAACCCTCTAGGCACAGCGGCCTTGGATAGTCGGTTCGGGGCAGGGGCTTCGGGCCTCTTCTTCTTCTTGTGGGGTGTCAACATTTTCACCCCGGAGGCTGCGAGTTTATACCCGTCCCTCCCAATGGCCATCTGGGCCAATGACCGACCTATGGATTTTAGGTTGGATTTATCTTGTTTCGACATTTTCTGATTTGGAATGCAATTTCACTGTAACTACTGTCAGCATCACGACAGCAGAGCGAGACAGACCTACGTTATAACGGTCTTGATTTATTGACGCGCCTCTACACACTAAAGCTCAAGCGCGGATCGCCTCTTTGTGGAGTAACCACAGGTGGACGAGTTCTCCCGAAGGACCTATCTCTCAGCTTTCCTCCCCGGAACGACCGGGTGGTAAATCTAGCTGAGTCATGTGGAGTAAACCGATTGTGACTTGACAACTACTCGGGCTCCCCATGGAGGGGGGGGGGGGTGCGGTGCTTTCAGGGATCCAGTGCCCTTACGGGCTCACCGGATTAACGCGGCGTCCATGCAGCAAGGTTCTCACCCTTGGACTGCATGATCACCGCGCGCCACCCTAACGATACACCAAGTTTTAATAGCTAACGTGCGTAGACCCTTGGCCTTCGAACTATCACACGTCACGGTGCGCGCCCCACCTTCGCGCGCACCAATCGCGACCTTCGTCGCGCCTTTACGAATGACTCCTGATGTCACAAGGAAACCCTAGCCTCACCGCAAATGCCG